GAGCCTGCACACGCGCGAGGGAAAAGACTTCTGCCACGAGCGGAGTTTTTCGGTTGCCTCGGCTTTCGTCATGCCGACGGGGAACCCGATGGAGTCGAAGAAATTGCCGGCGGGTGCCTGTTCCTGAATCCAGAATTGCCCAGCGGTCGTGCGGCAGATGACGGGCAGGGCCGGCGGTTCGTTGCTGATGGATGATTTGCTCATGTGGTCAATCTATACGGGTTGCGGCTGGTGTCAGGCGAAAATCGGCTGGCCGTGGCCGTCGTGAATCTCAGCAACGGGGATGGTGAACTTCTGGCCGTCGGGCCCGTGTTGCGCGAACTGGACGCAGCCCTTGGTTGCGGAGTGGGTCCATGTGCCGCTCGTCGCGTAGATGCGTCCGCGCTTGGTGTAAACGTCGGCCTTGTTGTTCAGGACCTTGACGGTGCCAAGGACCCGGCCCGTCAGGAGCGCGTCCTGCAAATCGTCGGTGAAGTAGAACCCGGCCACCTTGAACTCGCGCGTCTGCGGGAGCGACTTGAAGGCGATACCGAGGGACTTGAGCTTGGCGCGGACTTCGGCTTGAGTTAATTTCATGTCGGTGAATCTATACGGGTTGCGCGCGGTGTCAACAATTTATTTTCAGAGGACGCCGGCAGCGGTTTCGTCACGCACCCCGGCGGCGTCACACACGAGGACCCGCACGGGCTCGGGGTTGATGATGCCTGCCGCCGCGGCCTTGGACTTCTCAATCATCCCGGTGACGATGGCGCGGGCGTTCTCCTCGGTCTTGCCACCGGTCACGACGAGCGTCGCGAAGATGCTGGCATACTGGTAGGGGAACCCGGCAGGGTTAGCGTCAGTCTGACGGTTGGCCTCGTAAACCTCCTTGAGCTTGTGCCAATGGTTGAAGGCGACAAGGGCGTCAGGTGACAGTCCCGGGGCGTAGGTTGATGCGAACTCGCGAATGGTCGTCAGGTCCGAGTAAGAAGTCACGACGGCCCAGTCAACGTGCCCGGTCGCGGAGTCGAGGAAAAGGACGGCGCCAAAGTCGGAATAGGTGCCGGCCTTCGGCTTGTTCCAGACGAGCCCCGGGCGTTTCGGGTTCGAGGTCTGGCTGACGACGCGGCACCCCTTGTTCTTCTTGAACTCGACCCAGTAGCGAATCTGGCAGCGGAGGCGAAAGCCATACGGGTAATCGTTGACGACGTAAGCAGTTTCGGGGCTCGTGTGACCGGAGAGAATCGTTTTCATGGTGTCAATCTATACGGGTTGTGGTCGGTGTCAAACGATTATTTCGCGGAGGAGGCTACAACGCGGCAGAAGTCCGCGAACTGCGCGTCCTTCAGGTGAACGCGGCCAATGAGCGTCGAGAGACGGCCCCGGGTGTTGTCAAGGTGCGTCTCAAGGGCGGTCAGGTCGGCGCCGATGGCGGCGTCCCGGACTTGGGCGTCGGTCCAATCAATCTGGTCGAGCGCGGACTTGGCGTGATGCAGGATGGACGCGATGTTTTTGAGGGCGGTGACTTGTGCGGATGGCATAATTTTTTGGTGTTAGGATTGAATGTAGAGGTTGCGTTTGAGAGTCTTGTGCGCGTCGTTCGCCTTGTTAATCCAGACGGTGCGGACGAAGCTGACGCGGCTCGTCTTGGTGACTTCAGGAAAATTGACGACGCAGACAACGTCCCGGCGGTCGTCGAGCGGCTGGCGGATGACGGCCTTCACCGGCTTGCCGTCGCGGACTTCCACTTCGACAACGTCGTCGGTGTAAACGTCCAGCGTGCAGGGAAGCGCAACGCGACCGTAGCGGTCGTTGCGTGACTCCTCAAGCGCGTGAGCCGAGTAGGTGGGGACGATGGCGCCTTCAAATGGAACCGTCAGTTCCGCCGGCATCCAAACCGCCGCGTTGTAGAGTCCGTCTTTCATGGTCGTGAATATGGACGGCTCGGGCCTGTTCGTCAAGGTATATTTTTCGACGGGCCCGGTGAAGCTCCATCATCGCGAGGCCCAGCCGGCGCCGGGAGTAGGCTAGGACCATCTCCTCGGCAGGCGTCAGGGCGTCACGCTCGCCCTTCACGGGCCGGAGGTTGACGATGCGACCGTCAGGCATCTGGTCCCCGATGTATTGCCTCGGGCAAAGGGCGATGCGTTCGGCGACGACGCGGACAACCTCGGACTGGTAGTTCTCGGCCTGATGCACCTTCTGTGCCAACTGGCTCAAATAGTTATTGGACTTAGTCACAATCCCGTTATCGTTAACGCTCATTTCTGGCCTCCGTGGTTGAGTTATAGGGCGTTTTGATGTATGTAATACAACACAAGGCAAATGGTCACAAGTAACAGGGAATCAGTCACTTGGAACAAGTTGTAAGAAATGGGCGCTATGGTCGTCCCATCCGAGGGACTCGACGCGTGTAAACGCATCCTAGAGCGATTGCGACTATGACGAGAATTGACCATGATGAGCGTTTATGACCAACGAATGTGAACCTCGGCCTTGGGCACCGTTTGGACCCGGTGCATCCTGTCATAAATCAGGTAATGGTCCGGCAGCTTGCTACCCGGGACGCCGACGTTATCCCTGCGGTGCCGCGCGCCCGAGGCGAGCGTGAACCACTGGCCCCGATAGACGCAATCGAACGTCGCATGGTCTGAAGCGGTGGCGCTCATGCGACGGGCGCGGTCAGCCGCGCGACGAGGGTTTCACCTTCAGTCGAGGCAGCGCCCCGGCGTCCAAGGATTTGCTCGGCGATGCACCACGCCTGCCGGTCGGTGAGCGAGCGGTGAGAGAGTTGGAAAATCAGGCTGGCGAAAAAGTCGTTGCCCTCGGGCAGCGCAGCGACCACGTCAGCGAAGCTTTCCATCCGCGCGTCACAAGCGGCGTGGAAGGTGGCGAGCCCGTCCTCACGCTGGCGGTTCTCGCGGATGATGCGCTCGGCGTTCGTCTCGCCCGTCGGGCAGATGGCGAGCATCCACTTGGCGTGCTTCTCGCGGCGCTTGGCGTCGGCCTTCTGCCGGCGGGCCTCACGCTCCATCTTGTTCTTGGCAATCAGGACCGGCTTGGACAGGCACACGTCCCCGGTTTTCTCAACGCAGTCGCAGCCCACGCCGTAGCGGGCGCCGTCGGCATCGGCCACGATATAGATATTCGAGATAGCCATGCCGCAGTTCTGGCAGGTGCCGCAGCCACCGCGGAGGTCCTTCGGGAGCATGGCAAGCGCGGCGTTGTAGGCCGACGGATTATTCTCGGCAAGGTGCGCGGACGGAATCTGCGCGAAGCCGGCGAAGCGGTAAGGGCCACGGCCCATGCCGGCGAGTTCAAACGGATGCGCCTTGGGCGTAGCGGTCGGCGCGGGTGTCGTGGTGTCGTTCATGTGGTCAAGATATACGGGTCGGGCCCAGTGTCAAGCGATGATTGCGGCCTGATACTTGGCTTCGGTGACGGCGTCCTCCGCGGCCTGTTCGGGCGTCGGCTTGTAGGGGTGCGCACAGGTGATATTCGCCCATTGCACGAAGTCGCGCGCGGTCTTGAGCTTCTTGGAGCCCTTGCCAAAGTCCTGCTTGGTGCCGCCCGCGAACGCTTCACAGGTGCGGCCACCGGAGCCGGCGTGAGCGACGGACAAGCGGACACCCGCGCAGAGGTAGGACGCGTAGAGCGAGCCGTAGGAGTGCGGGCGGCGCACGGCGGACTCTTTGACCGTGAACCAGTAAAAAAGGCGGGTGGAGTCGGAGTATTCGGTTTCCGACACGGTCAGCGTGAACGGGGTGCCGGCGGCGCGGAGTTGCTCGGCAATGCGGCGAACCTTGCGGCCCGTCTCAGGGATGCCCGAGGCGACGCGACCGTCGGCGGTGAAGGTGAGGGCGACCGGCTTCGATTCAGAAATGGTTGAACTCATGGCCCTGAACCTACACGGGCGCCGGCCCCGGGTCAATACCTCAGAACGGATTTTGCGAAGATTCTTTTCTCGGTCTTGGCATGGGCAATGCTTGAGCAAACGCGACGGCCAAAATCATGTCCTCGGGCCGGCGGTAGTCGGTGGCGTCGTCACCCTTGGACGCGTTGCAGGATTCACAAAGCAGTTGCACGTTGAGGAGCCGCGCCTGTGCCCAATAGAAAGTCATGCGGCCTGACGCGTTCTCGCGGTGGTGGTCGTGGCCGCACGGCGTAACACAATCGAAGGTCAGCCCCTCGTATGTGCGGCACCGCGCGCACTGGTGCCCTAGCGCAAGCTCCATGTCGGCGCGCTTGCGTCTGGCCCGTTCTCTATGATACTTGCCCATCCGCCGGAGGTTGGACGGGTGCGGCCTCGGCGTCAAGTCTCTTTTTCTTGGCGCGGGCGATGGCCTGACGCTGGCGGTATCGCCGGCATTTCTCCGTGTTGGTTTCCCGTTGGCGGATGGCCCGGCCTGCCTCCGTCAGCAGCGGAGCCGGAGCGCCGGCACACAGGTTGCGGTTCCGCCAGTTCTTTTCCATGTCCTGCCGGATGATGGTGTCGCCCCATTGATACTTCAGGTCGTCCCGTTCTTGCTTGCTCAAAAAAAGCTCGGGGCGTTCACGCCTCAGACGTTGTAACGTCGTCTCGGGCTTGAGTCGGTGACGAAGAAGCCCGGAGCTTTTCAGGAATACGTCAACCGCGGACTCCTTGGGCGCGGTGTCCGTCCATTGGTCGGGAGGAGCGCCGCCAATCATACGCGCGGGCCCGGCCCCGGGTCTTGTTGCGCGGCGGCTTCCATCTCCGCCAGTCGCGCCGGCAGGCCTCGCGCCCGTGCCAACAGCCTTTCATCCTTGGAAGTCGCGAGCGCGTGCGCTACCGCGTTCAGGAGTTTGGCCTTGGCCTCTTGGCGCAACGTCTCATCAACCCAACAGCGCGGGTCCAGTTGGTGAACCGTGCGGCAACCTTTGAAATAATTCTTATACATCAGGTCAAGTCTCCCGGGCATTTGATGTCGGAGAACGTCGGCACCGCGGGAACGGAGCCGCCAGCGTCCGCGGGAATGTATCGCCCGGTTTTAGGACAGCCCCCTTGCAGTTCAGCGAGCCCGCGTTGCACGTTGGCCTCGTGAACCAACGCGTCAATCCGTTTTTGAAACGCGGCGGCGTCGGGATTTTGTGGCGTGCATTTGGCGACGTCAACCTTGTGATATGTGAGCAGCCCTTGTAGCGCAGCGGAAAAACTGTGCAGAGTTTCGGTGATGGGTGGAGTGAACTGGAATTGCGAAAGCCGCAGCAGGCAGTCACGCAGCGTGAGAAGATTGAACTCGACCATCGGGCGCGTATTCGGTCGGCCAAGCTTCAGGTTGAGATTGCGCGAGCGAACTTCCTTCGGCTTGATGGTGGCGAGTCGCTTGTTCACCGCGGCGAGGAACTTGGGCAACAGTTCATTGGCGCGCTCACTGGCCGGCGGCGGGTCACTGATGCCCGGATAATTCATGCCCGGAGTGTATTTGAATCCCTCGGGCTTGTTCGCAACAAAGCAGCGCACGACGTTGTCATAAGCAAGCGCAGCTTGGCCCGTGTCAGGGAATGAGCCGACGTAAATCCCCGCACCGCCGGGCAAGGATACTCGGGCATGGAATCGCGTCGCACCGTTGCCGGCGCCCGCGCGTGAGTAAACCCCGATGAACCCTTCGCAGGGAATCAGCGGCGTCTGTGTTCGATGTTTGATGTCAGATGTATTGTCCACGTAATTGAAATGCCGAGTTGCAAGCAATCTGTCAAGAGGAATCGGTCGCGTGTAAACAGTCACAGGTCACAGGTCGCCGGGAACCGGTCACAGGTCGCCAGCGATGAGCGAGGAGGCGGACCATACACCTTTCACCGGACGGGCGGGCCTAATAGCTTCAATTCTGTTGTTTTTGTTATGTCTATTCCGCGTAAATAATTTTATATTACATATACTCAAAAGGGGCCATAAGAAAAACAACAGAATCAGAGTCAATAGGCCCGCCCGTCCGGTGAAAGGTGTATGGTTACAAATTCTCGGGCCGCGGGCCTGTTTTCCAAGTAGCTCTTGACAGATGGTGCGAAAGTCGGCATTTCATATCGTGAGCGATAAATCTCCACTCTATAAAGGGATGCCCAAGCACGTCCGCGACCTTCGCGAGTCGGCCACGCGTCAGAAGCGACTGAAGGACCGGCGCGACTGGAAAGCGAAGCAGCAACAGGCGCAGCCCAAGCCCTCGGGATACTGATGAACAAAAACGAACTGGACGTTGCCAGCATCTTCGAGCATTTCCTGATGTTCAACGGCGACGCGGATAAAACCGCGGTTGCTTTGAACCTCGACCCGCAGGACGTGCGACAACTCGCAATCGTTGAGCGGTGGCAAGACAAGGTTGAGCGTTGGAACCAAGTCCGGCAAGGTGACTCACAAGACGCGCAGGTTCAAATCAATCGCGCCGTCAACTTTGTCCAGTCGCATCGGATGCGGTCCATCCTCGACAAGCTCGTGACTGAACTCTCTGCCAAGGACGCAAGCGAACTCGTGGAGCTTCTCACAACTCACAACGCGCATGGCTCATCGTTCAACACTCGGCCACTGACGGACCTAGTCAAGGGCCTCGAAGCATGTCAGGCGATGACGCAACGCGCGCTTGGTGATACCGCCGACGAACGGCCAGACGGCAACGCGAAGGGACAGAAGGGCTCAAGCATCGCGTTGATGGTGATGCAGGCAATGAGCGCAGCCGACAAGCTCGGGATTGACTCTGCCGCAGTCGTGAAGGAACAACTCAATGCGCCCCCGCCCGCACATCTCCCCGCTCCCGCTTGATGCGGCGCTTGAGCAATACCGCGCGGACCTCCTCTGCTTTTTCAAGGCGCGCTTTGGTTCGTCGTGGCGTCGTAATATAGAAGCCCGCGGCGGCAACCCCGGAACCCTCACGCGTCCTTTCCATTGCGGGTCAGCCCTTCGCTCCATCCGCAACCTCGAAGCGATGGCGGTCAAGCTAGGCTTTCGGCCTTACGTTGGGCGCGTGTCAAGTCCTTTCGAGCGAAACTCCCGAGAGTATTGGCCGAGACTGTCGGAATCCCTTACATGCGCCACTTTCGCACATGGATGTGTGCCATCGGTGGCACAGGTGGCACGCCTCTGGATGGCACACAGGTCGTGGCACAAACCCTGTTCGGACGTGCTACCGAAAAGCCCCCACGCAACTAGCTATCATTGCAACGCAGGCGATGGGATAAGTAATCCCATGTCCTCGACCTTCGACGCGAAGCAGGCGATGCAGGCTCCCGTTATCGCTAACGTGATGCAGGAATCGTGCCAACCGGAGGGGGGCCAGACCAACCCCCCAACTTTCGCTCACTCCTCGCCGCGCGGCATAAAAAGTCACTCGCGAGACGAAATTCCTATTGACAAACTCTGAGCTACTCGGCACTTTGTATGTGTCCGCTGCGGTGTAGAGCAACGAACAAAAGCGAGCGGCTCACCCTCCCTGAAAGAGGGAAACTCGCGCACCGCGGCACCCCTAGAAAATGAAAATCACTGAGATTGTAAAAGACTGGCTCCGCTCGAAATGCGGGGGTAATTACCACCAAGTCCTCGGCCACCTTCGCGCCATGCCAAAAGGCTACGGCGGTCCCAAGGAGGAAGTCATGCTGAAGGTCCCCATCGTGGTCGCCGGGAGGCGTATCAAGTTGCAGGGAACTTGGGACCAGTTCCGGGCACTTGCTCAACCGGCGACTGATGACCTGTTCCTTTCGACCTTCGAGAAGTGCCTTTGGCCCTGTCTCCCGCTCCGCGGATTCGGCAACTTGTTCCACGGCGACCAGTCACCTACGACCATTCGCTCGGAGCTTCGTCGCCATTATGGGGAATTTGACGCTTGGTTCACACACCAAATCATCAAGTTCCGGGCCGCTTGTCGCCGGGTAAAGGCGTGGCTCCTCGCCTCGGACCAAAGTTTCGAGTGCCCTTACGTTTACGATACGCCTTGGTATCGGTTCCTTCCCGGGGGTCCTTTTCCTCAACGCCTCGGTGAGACTAAACGCATCGTGTCTATTGAACACGCCTTGCCGGAAACCGAGGGGACGTTTACACGCACTTGGGTCCGCAATCCTGAATGGAAGAACGCGGAGTTCGACATCATGGTTTGGGACTTCGAGCGCATGGACACCCCGCAACGGATGGATGCCACTGAGTTCCGTGAGTGGACTGACAAGGTCAAAGCCGAGTGTGCGGCAAAATCTCGCGGCAAGTCTCTGGCCGAGCTAATGGAAATCATCAGCGCCCCCGCGGTCGTCAACACCAAGAAATCTGTCAAGCGGAAAAAGTCAACGCCACGCAACCAGACCTCGGGCCGAGGGGCCGGCAAACGAAAGGCCGCGAAGTAACATGCGCCCCGTGCTGAAGAAAGATTTCTGCGCTTACCTGCAAGTGGTGCGGGACGACATCTGCTTGTTCGAGGTCTGCGAGTCGCTCCTCAAGCAGGGCATCAAGACGTTTTTCTTTTTCCAGCCGTCACACTACTGGTCCGGAGAAGTGGTCCCCGACGATTACACCGACGAGCTTCACCGGGTTCAGGTCAAGTTGCAAAGGGCCGGCGCCACGACCGCGCTCATCCGAAGGGACGTCACGTTCCTCGACGGTGAGACGCGGATTGACACTGAGACGAACTTCCGCAACACCTGTCTCAACGACGTTCGCGGATTCGGCTTCAATCATATCCTCGTCGTTGATGGCGATGAGCTTTGGACTGGTGGCACGTTCCATCGGATTTGGAACCTTGCGCGCCGTGGCACGAAAGCAGTAGCCGTCGGCATGATACCCGTTGTGGGGATTCCTCCCTACCCGGTCGAGGGAGCCAAGGACACGGCGACCGCTTACGTTGGGCCCGGGGTGAAGTTTGTCAACTGCCGCGGGGTGAACTGCAAGCTGGCGACCATCCCGGCCCGGCTCATCTATCACTTCACGGGCGTTCGTCCGACGATGGCTGAGAACATTCTCAAGCACAAGCGGAGCGGTCACTACGATGACCCGAAATACGATTACGAAGGCTGGCTCAACGACAAGCTGCCGAATCTGGCGCCCGGCCAGAAGAACATCCATTTTTACAAGCCGTATCAAATCTGGCCTGAGCTTCGCGACTGGAAGCCCGGTGAAAAAGAAGCGATGCCGCCGTCCATCTTTGCGGCGACGCGATGAGCAAGACCCTTCGAGTATTCTGGATGAAGGAACCCGGCAACTGCGGGGACGTCCTGACGCCTGAACTCCTGAAGGGCTTCGGCTACGAGGTCGAGTGGGCTTCCAAGGACGAAGCTGATTACATTTGCATCGGGACGATTGCCACATGGGCGCGGCCCGGTGTCACCGTCCTCGGCTCTGGCATCGGCAACCGGCTCGACAGTGTAAACCCGGATGCGAAATATCTGGCGGTGCGTGGACCAATGACCCGGCACGCGGTTCTTCGGTCGGGCGGCGAGTGTCCGAAAGTGTTCGGGGACCCGGCCCTCTTGATGCCGCACGTTTACGACCAGAAGGTCATCAAGCTCGGGGGCCCGGCGTTCTTCGCGCACTACTGCGATTTGGAAGAAGCGAAAGCCACGGGCCTGCCAGTCATCAACCCGCTTGGCGACCCGCTCGGCGTGATTGACAACATGCGGATGTTCGACACGATTTATTCGAGCAGCCTGCACGGCATCATTCTCGCGCACGCCTACGGCATCCCGGCGTGTTGGGTTGAACTCACGAACAACCTTTTCGGTGATGGCACCAAGTTCCGTGATTACGCCGCGAGCGTCGGCATCAAGCTGCCGCACTGGAAGCGGGTCGCGGATGCGAAGCCAGTTCTGCCGGGGAAACTGAACCTGAAGCCGCTCCTGAACGTGTTCCAAAATCTATGAGCAAATACGGTCAACTCACCGTTCCTAGTTACGTCCTGACGTCGCCCAAGCGCACGCCGCTCGTGAAGCCTTGGCTCAAGGACGATGACGCGACGTTTTACATCAACCCCGACTGGGAGGTTCCGGCGGATGCGAAGTTCGTGCCGGCGTTTGAAGGCCACTGCAAAATCCAGACGCACTATCGGGTCTGGCGCGGGCATCAGGAAATGATGAAGCTCTTTGTCGCGACCGGCAAACCGATTGGTCTGTTCTTCGAGGACGACGCGGTGCCGAACACCGGGCGATACAAGGACATCGTGAACGCCTGCGTCGCGGACATGCACCAGCATCAGGACCTCCACGTTTTCAACACCTACGGGCGGCTCTTTGACCTGAAGCGCTTTCGCGTTCTTCGCACGGTGGCGAACCGACCGCTCTACGTTCTGAAGGACGACGCCAAGCAAACCGAGGAAGGTGGCTGGCATTGCGTTCTCGGCTCGCTGGCGTATCTGATGACGCGCGAGGCCGCGGACCACTTCTCGAACCTACCTTGGTCCGGCTGGCCGATTGACCAAGAAATTCCGGACACCTTCAAAGGTTGCTTCGGGTTCATTGAGCCTTCGCCTTGGGACCACGACCGCAGCCAAGGTTCGCTCGTCGAGGAAAAGCCCGCGACACCCAAGGACCGCGCCGCCGTCCGGATTCGGAAGAAACGGTTCCTCACCATCGGTGGCGGTCGGCGACTTTACGGCAATCCAACCCGCTTGAAATGAGAATCAAATACCATCTGAGCCCGTGCGGCAATATCTGCCTGCAAATGTTTCCGGACAACTTGAAGGAAGCGAACGACCTGCTTTACTTCACCAAGAACGCAGATAAGAACGCTCGTGCGGTCGCGAGTCAGTGGGCCGACTGCCCGGCACAGAAGCCGACCGACGAAACGCTCGGGCTCTATGTCCACTTGAACACGGTGCCGGAGAAACGACGGACCAACAAGCTTTGAACCGGGACGAGTTAATCATTCAGGTGGGGGGCCACTTGCACGCCGACCAGCACATTGACGCCGGGCGCCTCATCGCGTCCTTCTCCGGCGCCAACCCGCGCGCCGTGGACAAGCAGGAGGTCGCGCTTGAGTGGAACAACTCCCTGCTTTTTTACTGCCTCAACAACAACCGCTACGAGGACGCCGCAGGATTACTATGGGGGAAAAATTTATTCGACCCGCGTCCGCGCGCGACGAAAATGGTTTGGGAGGCCCTTCGCACGACGAGCTTGAGCATGTTCATGGGCGCCGCGAGTCAATCGAAAAGCTACTCCGGTGGCGTCTGGTTGTTGCTCGACTGGATTCGCGACCCGGAGTTCACGAACGTCGCACTTGTGGGCCCGAGCGAGAACCATCTCAAGGACAATCTTTTCACGCATCTGGTAAGCCTGCACAACGCTTCTACCCTTCCATTGCCCGGTATCATCGGGGACTTGTTCATCGGCCTCGACACCAAGAACCGCAAAGGAGCCATTACCGGTATTGTGATTCCGCTTGGCAAACGTCCCGCTGGCCGGTTACAGGGTCGCAAACGTGTCCCCCGTAAGGTGGCGCACCCGACGCTCGGACTGATGAGCCGGAGCCGGTTCTTCCTCGACGAAATGGAAAAGATTCCGCTCGGCGTCTGGAAGGACGTGGACAATCTCGCGGGCACGCTGACGACCGACATTGACGCCGTCAAAATCATGGGCGCCTTCAACCCCGAGGACCCGACGGGACAGGTCGCGCTCCGGTGCGAGCCGACGAAGGGTTGGGAACATTTCGACGCCGACGCCGACCAACAGTGGACGAGCAAACGCGGTTGGAATGTCGTGCGCCTCGACGCCGCCAAGTCGGAGAACGTCCTTGAGAAAAAGGAAATCTTTCCCGGACTCCAAACTTATGAAGGCTTCCAACGAATCATCACCAATTCAGGCGGCACGGACACTCCGGGGTATTGGACAATGGCACGCGCCTGCTTCCCCAAAGGGGGCGCAACCTTTTCCGTCCTCCCATCCACTCTACTCACCCGCACGCGCGGAGAGTTCATGTTCTCCGAAGAACCTGACATCGTGGCGGGCGGCGACTTGGCACTTGAGGGAGGCGATACAGCAGAGCTTGCGGTTGGTAGATTTGGTCGAGCGGTTGGCGTCCGTTATCCTGCTTCATTCGACCACCCCAAAGGCCGCGAGGTCATCTTCAAAGACCGCAACAATCAAACGCGGTTCCGCTGGGCGTTGCAGGTTGACCAAATCTTCCCGCTCCCGAAAGGCGATACCGTCAAGATGGCGGAAGAAATCAAGAGCGCTTGCCAGAAGTTGAAAATCAAGCCGGGGCACCTGATGCTCGACCGCACGGGCAACGGCGCCGGGGTCCATGATTTTCTCAAGTCACTTTGGTCCGACGAGGTCCGCGGCGTGAACTACATGCAGTCGGCCACGGAGAAGAAAATTCTTGAGGACGACACCAAGACCGCGAAAGAAGAATACGAGCGCATTGTCTCGGAGCTTTGGTTCGCATTGAAGAAGTGGGCCGAGTTCAACTTCATCCGCATCAAGCCGTCGGCCTTCACGGACGAACTGGCGAAGGAGCTTGAAGGTCGCAGGTATGCGAGCGGCAAGCTCACGAAGGTTGAAACCAAAGATGAATACCAAAGCCGCGGTAACTCAAGTCCTAACAAGGCCGATGCACTTACCCTGCTTCTTCATGGAGTGCGGGTCGCCTTCAACATCGCACCGAACTCGCTCGACGACATGGCCGGCATCACGAACGCGTCCTCGGGACTTGACCCCCGCGCGCCCGTGCCGATGCTCACAGACGTAACAAGCTCTCAGGACAGTCTTGAGGGCAATTCAACCGGAGACTGGATGACATGACACCCGTTTTTTACCCGCCGACACGATTGCGGCTCAAACCATCGTTGCACCCGCGCGCCGGCTATCGCTTCAAGGATGAACTGGGCGTGACGCACGTCGCCTCCAACCTCACGAAGCTGGCCGAGTCCGTGCGCCTCTACCGGAAGCGGTTGAAGAAGCCGCCCGGCGAGCCGATGCAGGAAATCACCGAACAGATTTGCAAGGCGCAGCCGGAGCTTTGCTCGAAGAACACGAGCCAGAAGCCGACGCTAATTGCCAAGGCCCTCGTGTCGCATGTGGTCCACGACATCAAGCGGACGCTGAAGGCCGGCCCGATGGAGAAGGCCACGCCCGAGGAAATCCAACGCCGTGCGGACATCTGCGCGACGTGCCCCTACGCGATTAACTGGGCCGACATCTGCCGCGTGTGTCAGACCGTCAGCACGGAGTCCGTCAACAAGATTCTGGCGCCGGACAAACCGAACGCGACCATCGCTGGCAAGTGTTGCGTCCAAGGCCGGGATGAGTTGGCCATCGCCGCCGCCCGGTTGAACCCCCGCCCGGTCGCGGAGGCCCCGGCGAACTGTTGGAGAAAAGAGACATGAAAGACATCCTCTACGTCCTTGGCTCGGGGTCGAAATACAACGACCTCGAAATCAAGTATTCACTGATGACCGTCCAACGGTTCGTTAAGAACGTGCGCCGCATCTACGTTATCGGCGACCTCCCGCGGCGACCGGTGGACGTGGACTTCCAATACATCGGGGCGAAGGACGTCGGCAAGGACAAGTCAACCTGCGTCCGGGCGAAGCTCGTCCAGTTCGCCAAGCACGAGACGGCGCTCAACGACTTCATCTTGATGAACGACGACTTTTTCTTCTGCCGGGAAGTGGACGCCGACGCCATCACCCCGACGGCGAGCGGGACGCTTGAAGAACATATTGCCTCGCGCGCGGACAAGAGTTCCCGCTACCACATGGCGCTCGTGAACACCGCTCGGACCCTGAAGGCCATGAAGCTTACGACCCGCAGCTTCGAGACTCACGTCCCCATGCTAATGCAACGGGACCGCTTTCTCGACTTAGTCGGTCGAGTTAAGTGGGATTTGAGCCCCTCGCCCCTGTTCAGGTCGCTCTACGGCAACACGTTCGACGTCGAGGCGGGGCGGTTGTCAGACCTGAAAATCTCTGAACCGGTGGACGAGAAGGAAATCCGACGCCGCATCGGCAACCGGGCAGTTTTCAGCATCGGGGACGGTTCCCTTACCTCCGGGGGCAAGATGGTCAAATTTCTGCACCACATCACTCACTCGGAGGAATATACGCCCCGGGGTCTGTGACGATTCTTCTTGACACGGCACTCAAAAACAGGCATTTAACATTGTGGAAGCTACTACCTCGACGCAACGCCAAGAAGGCGATGCACCCAATTCACCGGAACTCAAAGCCGGGGGAGCCGCGCATACGCCAGCGCTCACAAGTATCGGGCAGGCAGTAGCTTTGGTGAAAGGACTCCAAAATGAATCGCGGGACCGGAACATCAAAAACGCTCGAATCCAGAGCAAGTATGATGCCGAACGCCCGTATGACCCGGGTCGGTTGACCGCCGACGGGCTCTCGTGGAAGGCAAATTTCACGACCAAGCCGCTCGGGACCCTGATTGACAAAGTGGTGCCGCGGTTTACGACCGCCGTCCGCAACATGCGATACCTCACGGCGTCCGCGTTGCCCGAGCGGTATGCCGACGCAGCGAAGAAAACGGAAATCTTCCGCACCGAGGTCACGAAAACTTGCCGGCAACACGAAGATTGGGACGAATTGCTCTCGAACATCTCACAGGAAAACAGCCTGTTCGGGTTCGTAGCACTCGGATGGCTCGACACGACCTCTTGGTTCCCCTCGTTTTACCGACAAGACCATTTCCTCGTCCCCCAAGGCACCAAGCACACGTCCCGGAGCGCTCAAGTCGTCGCCCTGAAGGAGAGTTACCTCATCCATCAGATGTTCGACCTCATCGCGAACAAGGAAGCAGCCAAGACCGCGGGTTGGGACGTCAACAATGTCACCGAATCCATCAACACGGCCACGCCGGACGACCGGAAATCGCAGCAAAGCGACCCCGAGCGGATGTATGCGGACCTCTCGCGCGAGTCGAACGTCATTCAGTCCTTCTACGGCGCCAAAACCGTCGAGGTCTGGCACGTCCTGATTGCCGAAGTGGACGGATTCATCACGCACGTCGCGTTCGACGCCAAGAGCGACAAGCAACTTTTCTGGAAATCGAAGCAGTTCGCGTCCATGAGCGACGCGTGCGCCTTCTTCTCGTTCCAACACGGCAACGGCAAGCTCCAAGGCTCGAAGGGCATCGGTCGCGAACTCTACAATCTGGCTGGCATCCTCGACCGGGCGCGTAATGACGTCGTTGACCGGCTCCAACTGAGCGGAAAACTCGTCCTTTCGTGCGAGGAACGCAACATCAAACGCTTCCGCATGTCGGTGGTCGGCAATGCCATCCTCATCGCGAGCGGTTACACCGTCGAGCAGCACAAAATTGACGGTGCCGTCGAACCTTTCTTCGCTCTCGACCGCTTCCTCACTGAAATTCTCGACCAAGTCGCCGGCTCCACGTCCCCGAAGCTTCAAGAAGGCGAGCGCGTCACGAAAGCCGCGGTTGAACTCAACGCCGCGCGCGAGGAGGAACGCCGGGACGCCGTCATCGAACGCTTTTTGGTGCAGTTTGCGCGCCTGATGTCCACGGTCCAACGCCGTTTGTGCGCTGAAGGTGCGATTGACCGGGCCGCGAAGAATTTGCAGGAAGTCCTCCTCAAGCACATGAGCCGTGAGGAGATTGACTACCTCGCGAACCAACCCGCGGTGGCCGCGATTCAGGATTACTCCGAGAACGAACGCCAACGCATCATCATGGTCGCGCAGGAAGCCCGCGGCAACCCGCTTTACAATCAATACGAACTCGAACGACGCTCGCTCGAAGCGAAAGTCAACCCCGAGTTCGCCAAAGGTGTCCTCCTCGCGCAGAACGACCCGACCGAGTCGAACGAAAACGCCCGTCAGCAGAAGATGGAGATGCTTTTGCTCGAAGAAGGTCAGGAGTGCGAAGTTTCGCCGCGTGATAATCACGTTGTTCACCTTCAAATTCTCCAACAGGTCGCCGGACCACTGGTTCAGCAGGCCGTTGACAACCCGACCGCGATTCCGTTGCTTAATTCACTCGCCGCGCACGCGACGCAGCACGTTTTGGCGATGGAACAGGCCGGCATGAAGGCTGAGACTGCCGAAATGCGGAAATGGTTGCAGGAATTGGGCAAGGCACTCCAACAGCTTGAGACGATTGAGGCCGAGGTCGCTCAAGAGCAGGCCGAACTTGCTGCCAAGACGGTTCCGGGCTCGCTCGAAGCTCAACAGATGGCTCAACAGCCCTCGCCCGATGGTGCGCCTCCTTTGGTGTCGCCCGTAGGCCCGAACGGCGAGCAAGAATTGCCGACGAACACGCAGAAGGCGTCGAACAACGAGCGAATTTCGATTCCTTACGAGAAGGCTCCTCCGTCCATCCAAAAGCAGATGGAGGTTGCCGCCGGGTTCATCCCGCACACTGAATCGCCGGAAGAACTGGCGAAGCTCGAACTTTTGAAGAAGCCCAAACCTGCACCAGCATCTAAAGCATGAAATCATCCTCCCCCGGATGGTCCAAGGGTTCTGCCGGAATACTAAAGCAGTTCCTTGAGTCCGCAACCGGCCAACTTTTTCTCGACAACCTCGCTCATGCGCGCCCGTCCCTCGCGACTGGCTCCGATTTGAACACGGTTGCGCTCCAAGCCAAAGCCGTCGGCGGCTACGAATCCGCCCTCGCACAAATTCTCGCGTTGACTGAACCTCCTGTTGAGGTTGAAAATGAACAAGCGGCGGAAATGTATCCGCCGATTGAACAGGACGCGTTATGGTCAGACGGTGAACGGACAACCCCTAGCTAACTATGCCCAAACTACGCTCGCTCGACGCGGCCACGGCGCCGCATGAACAGTTCGACATGAAAATCACTCCGTCCGCGGAGACTGGTAACGCCCTTGACGCAATTTTCAAGGAACTCAACCCCTCGGATGACATCCAGCCCGATGACGCTGCCAAGGCCGCTGCCGACGCGAAAGCGAAGGAAGAAGCGGATGCGAAAGCCAAGGCTGACGCTGAAGCGGCCAAATCCGGCCAACCTGACGAAGCCGCGAAGGCCGCTGCCGATGCGAAAGCCAAGGAAGAAGCGGACGCGAAAGCCAAGGCGGAAAACGCGTCTGGTGGCGGTTCCATTGACGATGCTGTGAAGGCCAAGGCCGATGCCGAAGCGAAAGCCAAGGCCGATGCCGAAGCCGAAGCGGCCAAATCCGGCCAAGCTCCTCCGACCAAGGACGCGTTTGACGAGATTCAACTCCCGCCGCACACGAAGCCGAAGTCCGGCGAGTCATTTGAAGCCCTGAAGAAACTCGCACGCGAGACTCGGGATAAACTCACCGCGGAAGTCGCCGCCGAGAAGGAAGCCGCCAAGAAATTGACGGCGGAACTCGAAGCCGCGAAAGCGCAGGCCGCAGGCACCCCAGCCATCACGCCGGAAGTCACCGCCGAGTTGGAAGAACTCCGCGCCTACCGTCACGCGCACGACATTGAGAGCGACCCACGCCTCAAGGAGTTTTCCACGAAGCTCGACGCCAATGTTGCCAGCATTTACAAAAAGCTCAAGGAGAGCGGAATGTCTGACGCGACGATTGAGCAAATCAAAGCGCTCGGCGGGCCCGACCAGATTGACTTGCCGCCCGTGCTGGAAAAGCTCACGCTGCCGGTGCGCCGGTTCATCGAAGCGACCCTCGTGGACAACGAGCGCTTGAAAGACCAGAAGGTCGAAGCCTACGAAGCCGCGAAAAAGAACGCCTCGGTTTACATCGCGGAGCGTCAGACGAAGGAAGTGGCCGAATTGACCAACACGGCGAACGGCTACATCAAGAACTTCGGCTGGATGGCGACGAAGCCGGTCCCTGCGGACGCGACCCCCGAGGTCAAGACGCAAATCGAACAATCTAACGCGGACGCCTCGGCTTACATGACCAAGCTCCAAAGCTTGCTCAAGGACCGGTCGCCCGACATGCACGCGCAACTCGCCGTTGGCACCGTGATGGCTTACCGCCAGAAGGGCCAAATCGAAGCACTCGAAAAACAGGTCGAGGCCGGCAAGGCGGCGGTTGCGACCGCGACTGCGGACCTCACGGCCAAGCTCGCGGCGGCGGTTGCTGCCAAGGACAAGGCCGAGAGGGAATTGCTCGCCATCAAGAAGGCGGAACTGCCGCGCGGTGGTGGAAGCGGAGCCGACATCGTCCAGCCGGCGCCCAAGGAGGGAATCCTCGACACCCGCAAGGGGTCCGAAGCCCTCGACGCCTACGCCAAGGAGCTTATTGCGGCCCGAACCATGTAAGAGCGTGTAAACGCACTCTCTCAATCAAACCCCGGGCCTTCACTGGTTCCGGGGTTTTTCACTGTCCGGTAAGAACTATCGGTTTGAGTAAAATCGGTCCTTGGCACGGATTGTGCTTGACAAGTGACCTCCAAGTCGGCATATTAAGTGTAGAGCCTAACTCTCTGACGTGGCTCGGTCAGAACGGGCCTGATAGCGCTTCTCCGATTGGCCGGGAGGGGGTTGAGTAAGTAAGCGGTCCTCATGTTGGGGATTGCACGCGGTAAACAACCACCCGGACCAACAAACTTCCGGGACAGTATCGGAGATAATTTTATGGCTATCGAATGTGATTTGCAGCCCAGTGCGATTTGTGACATCGCAGTTCGGGACACGAACCGTCTCGTCGGTTCCGTAGCACGCGCTCTTGCGGCTAATTCCCCTTTCATCGGCATCCTCTCGGGCGGCACTTTCCGCTCTGGCATGGGCGACACCGTCGTTTCTGCCGTTGAGATGCAGGCAATGCCCGGCGACAGCTTGGCCGTTCCTACGTTCACGGACCAGACGCAGCTTTGCGGCTCCCGCGGAACTCAGGAAAAGACCGGCAAGGTCGAGTTCAGCTATAAGCTGCAAGGCAAGCGCGGTCAGGGTCCCAAGGTGTGCGTCAAAGAAGGCTTTGGTGCTTTCAAGACGTCCTACCAGACCGCCGAGGACGCGCTCCGCAAGCTCATCACTCAGTATATCAATGCTGACATTCAGGCTCAGTTGACTTTGAAGTCCGCGACCAAGGCGACGGCGAAAGCCGGTGCGACCCTCGCTGACAACACCGTCGGCGGGTCCGAAACCGACATTGACATCACTTGGGATGGCCTCGCGCTTCCTGACGCCGCTCTGTCCTTCAAGGCTCTGCACGCTTGGGCGCGCTACCTCAAAGAAGGTCTGTTCGGTGAAATGTTCGCCGCTGACGGCAAGGCTCAACCTCACTTCCGGGCCATCGGTGGCGCGGACATCATCGAATCGTTCCGGGCCGAAGTCGGCGTCGAAAATGTTTTGCTGGCGTTCACGTCCGGCGGCTACAAGTTGGGTGAAGTGGCCCTGAGCGCTTACGCGTTCGAGTCCAGCCCGGCCTACCGCGGTATCGCGTTCGGCACGACCCATCGCCCTCTCCGGTTCAATGAACTGGACGAGGAAGGTATCCCGGTTTTCCTGAACCCGGTTGCCGCGGTTGCGGATGACTCCTCGGACTGCACGGTGTATGCCGAAGCGAATCCGGAATGGGTCAATGCGACTTACGAAATCCTGTTGCTCGTCGCTGACGGCACCTTCGAGCGCCAAGTGCCCGAGCAATACGTCGGTGAAGGGACCTTCAAGTTCGCGCCCCAGCTTCACGCTGGCGAACTGGAATGGCACTACATCAAGGACAACGCGTGCAACCAGTGGGGTGACTTCGGTTGGCACAACTATCAGATTACGCGCGCCTACAAGCCGCTCCGTCCGCAGCACATCATCCCGATTGCCTTCAAGCGCAATCAGGTTGACCTCGGCCTCACGGTAATTGAGGACGCAAGCTCGTAAACGAATTGGTCGCAAGACCATCTAGGGGGCAAAAGAGTGGGGTCAGTCAGCGAGAGTTGGCTGGCCCCGCTTTGCTAAAGAGAGAAAATGAACATCCGCTCTAAACACGAACTCGCGCGAGACATCGTCATCACCCGCGGCGGCACCCCCAAGCCGCTCGACACGTTCCACAATTTTTTGGAGAAGTGGCTGGTTCAAGAAGGTGGAACCCCCAAGCCGGGTGACTCTCAAAACGACCTTCTCCGCAAAATCTGTGTGGCCCGTGGATTGACGCCACACCCGATTGACGGTAACAACGATTTGCTCCGGCACATGAGCGGCCTCGGTGTCGGGTGCATGAACACGGAACACTTGAAGGCGATTCTCGCGCTCATTGAAGCCGGCGAGGATTCGGTTCCGGAACCTGAGCCTCCGGTCCTCACGCTCTGGATGAGCGACGGGATTAGCGACCAAAGCTTCTTGATTGAGGACACGGTTAGCGACGAGACTGCTTACGAACTTTGGGGCCGGGACGTCACGGTCGCACAGGCGTTCACGTTGCAGGAAACGGCGCTCCCGAATCTCGGGGCCATCACCGGGCACCTTCATGTGACGGGCGGTATGCCCGGGTTCCTGAACAATCACGACTACGAGTATTACATCCGAGCCGTTCGCCCGAGCGGTAACTTGGATTCGACGGTTCTGGCGTTCTCTTGGGCGATTGCTTAATATGTCCGCGAAGAAAACAATCAATGTCTCTGAACGCGTCGGAGTAGCCGAGTCGCGGATTGAGGGACTCCTTACTCAGATGTCCGAACTGAAGCCAGACGTTAAGGCTATCGTCAAGACACTCGGCGAGATTCAAGTTCATCTCGCCAAGCTCCCGACTTGGGAAGCGTTGGAACGCAAAGCCACGGAAGCCGCCGCGGACAAGAAGCAGGTCGAGGAACGCATCGCCGCTCTTGAAGCCGCGCGCAACTCAATTAAGACCGGGTGGACGGTCGTCTCGTTTTTTGGTGGTGTGTCGGTCATACTCATCGGATGGGGTTTGTCCATCTGGTTACGCTAATGAAAAAGTCCCTCATCTCAATCATGTTCGTCCCGGTCCTGTTCTCGGGATGCTTGCTCGCGCCGAAGCCCGTGGAGTTCTTCCAGAAGGAAGTTCAGGCCGTTCCGGTCGCCACGCGCGCCCAAGCGGACACGGAGAAGCAGGCCGCGGCCCGTGCTGCACTGAAAGCGCACGAGACTTGGATTAACGCCATCAAGGAAGGTTCTTCGTCCGCGGTGACGGTGCCGGCACAGGAAACCGCCGCGCTCACTGAAGCGGTAACGGATTCACTCGGGCCCCCGAGCCAGCCTTGGGAAGGTTCGACCGTGAAGCTCGTTGAAAAAGTTGACGCGAACATCGCGAAGCTCGACCGGAAGCTCGACAAATATCGCGAGGATGTCGCCCCGCTCGTCGGCAAGGACATCGAAGGGACCGGACTGTTTTCGGTTGGCTACTTTACGATGTGGTTCCTCGCTCTGGCGGTCATCGCTTTGATTTGGGTTGCCTTCAAAGTGTGGGGGATGATTAACCCGGTGGTCGGCCTTGGCGTGAACACCGCGGGTCGCGTCGCCTCGACGGTCGTGAACAAGGGGTTCTCCGAAGTCGTGGCCGGCGGAAATAAATTTAGTCGTTGGATTGGCGAACACTCGGCTCCAACCCTCACGAAAGATGAGGTCTTGGAGTTGTTCACGAGCGCGCACAAGGAAGAACAATCCCGCGAGGTCCGGCAAGTGGTCCGGAACCTGACGGACACCAAGTAAGGAATTTTTATGGCCTGCAACTGCGACGATACCGACTGCCCGACAAATACGCCCGAGAGCGAAACGCTCCCGAGCATGATGGAGAACTTCATCGCGCAGTTCTTCGGCACGGTGACGAAGTCCGAGGGCGAGGAGGAGGGGACAGTCGTTTGGGAACTTCCCTGCGACCTTGACACTGGCATCACGATTGACGACACGCTCATCCCGCGCGTCGAGGGTGAAGGTCTGGCCTGTTACTTGAAACGGATTCTTGAGGACTACATCAACGGCCTCAACGGCGCTGATGCGTTTACACTGGTGACGGAAGCTTTCGTCATGCCGGCGGTTGACGGCACCGTCGAAGTCTCCGTTGACAACGTGGCACCGTTCGCGGTCGGCCAAATCGTCTGGTGTTCCGGCCCGACCGGATATTTTCAAGTCTCCGCGGTCGGCGTGGACACGATTACGCTCGTGAACCTCTACGGTCCCGAGTTCAACTTGTCCGAAGGTTCCCCGGTTGCCGAGGGCGTGAAGATTGTGCCGAGCGGTGTTCCTGAAGCCTCGGGGCCGCAAGGCGTCCAAGGTCCGCAGGGTATTCCCGGCGAAGCAGGTCCGCAGGGCGTGCCCGGCGAAGATGGTGCAACCGGTGCGACTGGTGCCAACGGCGCGAGCGGCGAGGAGCCGGCGACGGTCTGGACGTTCCGCACTCCGGGCGTGCATAGCTGGATTTGTCCGGCTGACATCACCGAGCTTCGCGTTCGTTGCTGGGGCGGCGGCGGGGGCGGCGGTGCTTCCACTCCGACGGCTGGCGGCACTGAAGGCCACGGCGGGGGCGGCGGCGAATACGCCGAGAAAACTATCACGGTCACTCCGTTGACGGAATACACCATCACGGTCGGTGCCGGCGGCATTGGCGGGGATGATGGCGACGACGGCGAGAACTCCCTTTTCCAAGAACTCCTAACGACGCACGTCGAAGCGAACGGCGGCGACGGCGGTCAAGATGGTGACACGCCTGCCGGCGAAGGCACGGGCGGAACGGGCGGCACGGGCACGACTCTGAAGCCCGGGTTCGATGCGCTCAATGACGTCGGCGGCAAATGTGGTCGCGACGGCGTAGGCGGAATCCAAGGCGGCGATGGCGAGACTCCCGGCGGCGGTGCCGCGGGCGGTCAGTATATTGACGACTCAAACAGCATTACGGACGACACGAACCCCGGCGGTAACGGCGGCGACGGTCAGGTCCGAATCGAAGTTCCTGAATAATGAGCGATTGCACTCCACCACGGATTGTTTCCTGTTCCCGAGCGCGCAAGGCTTCCATCAAGAAGCCGTGTTACAGCACGGAGAAAATCATTTACGGGGGCCCCAAAGGCGACACGGGCGACACGGGCGCGCAGGGTGAACAGGGGATTCAGGGTGAACAGGGGATTCAGGGTGAACAGGGCGAACAGGGCGAACAGGGGATTCAGGGGATTCAGGGGATTCAGGGGATTCAGGGCGAAACCGGACCCGGTGTGGCCGAGGGGGGCACCACAGGTCAAAAATTGGTCAAGGCATCCAATGTTGACTACGATACCGAGTGGGTGGACGTTCACGAACTTCCCGACGGGGGCACCGTTCGTCAGGGCTTGCTGAAGCTGAGTAGCACCGACTACGACGCTGATTGGACTGACCTCCACGAAGTCCCGGCGGGCGGAACGACTCGGCAATCCCTGTTGAAAAGCACGAACGCGGATTACGACCACGCTTGGGAGGACATCCACGAGGTCCCCGACGGGGGCACCGTTCGTCAGGGGTTACTCAAACTCAGTGGCACCGATTACGATGCCGATTGGACAGACCTCCACGAAGTCCCGGCGGGCGGAACGAATCTTCAAGCGTTGCGTAAAACGTCCGCAACGGATTACGCGCACACTTGGCAGGATGTTCACGAGGTCCCGGCGGGCGGAAGTCTGCGTCAAGCGCTCCTGAAGTTGAGCGGGTCTGACTATGACCACGATTGGGAGGACATCCACGAAGTTCCCGCGGGGGGAACGACCGGTCAGGTCCTCACAAAAGATTCTGCGTCGGATTACGACCATTCGTGGACCTCCATTTTTGGTGGGGCCTCCGGGTTCATGTTCGTGAGCGCCGACCGGTGGGCGACCCCGACCATTCAAATTACTTTGGTAAACGGGGTCCCCACGGCAGTTGGGGCTCAAGGGTTGGCCGTGGACGCGTGGCGGGATTACGCGGACGGCGCGACGAGCGGCTTTACGGGCGGCTGGGGATTTAACGGCGACTGGGTTCTGAGTTAAAAATATGTCTGTCATTGCATCTCACACGTTTGGAAACGACGTCTCCAAATACCTCACCATTGGTGAGGACGCATCTCACACTGACCTCCGTCGGACCTTCGATTGGGGCTCCAACTGGTATGCCGTTCGCATCGGGGTCATGCTTGAAATCGAATATACCGGAAACGGGACTTTCACTGCCTTTGACGCGGCTTGGGGACTATGCTCCGGGACGTCGAACCCTTACTCGTCCGCTACCTGCGCGAATTTTTTGGGATACCAGTTTGGGACCACTATCGGCGGGGCGAACTTCAGCGCCGGGACGGACCAAGGTGGCGCCACAACCAAGAAAGTCGTGCTGACCGCAGGAACCAGCAGCAACCAGTTTGTTCACAAACATAATACGACGAGGACTTTTACAGCCTTGGCTTCTGCGTTTGGTGGGGTCGGAGGCATTTCGACAAGGTTTGCCGGAGCCGAGCGGGAGCGCACGATGCACTTCCTTGACATCAAGAAACCACGCGGGTCCGCTGGGGCAGTTGGCACAAACTACCTCATTAGCAACGCCCATTTCGGTAACTCCACCGCGTATTTCCGTGGGGCCAACCAGAGCGACCGCATGTTTTGGGACATTATGAATCTGGCATCCACGCCAGTTTCAGGAACGACCAACCTCTACAATTACGGAACAGCGAGCGGAAGCGCGGAAACTAGCATAGCCGTAGCCACTGTTGACGAACCTACTAACGGCCTTTTCGATGGGTTCAACATTCATTGGAACGCCCAAAGCGCGACTTACGCCTTGAACGTCCACCGCGTCGCCGTCGCTCGGTTAATGTAAAAATAGCCCTTGACAAGAGGGTCAAAAGTCGGCATATCGGTATAGGGAACTCAACTCGCATGAAAGTCATCAAACTCGGTCGAAAATATGACCCTTCCTGTTGCTGCCCGGTCAGTCCGGGCGAGAAACAACCGGAAGTCGTTTATCCCAGCCTCTACATTGAGGGGATTGAGGACGTCGAACTCGCCAAACTGCCCGAGGAAGGCACAATGACGGTTCGCTACAAGATTTGCAACCGGAGCGAGAACCTCAAGACGGAAAAGACTTGTCTGACGCTCGACATCCTCGCGATTGAGAAGGCCGACGCCGAGGAGGTTGACCTCGACGCGGATACCGGCGACGCGCTCGACAAGATTGCGGCCTCTGTTGCGGCGAAGTTGAAAAAGGATTACTAATGGTTCTGGTCAATGACATCTGGAAAGAAGTCAAGAAGATTGTCGGAAATTCCGACGACGCTTGGACGTTTACACGCATCGGCGACGCCGTCGAACTACTCGCCAACAAAGGCGACTTCGACCCCTTGCTCGGGACGCTCGACATTTGCGTCTCCGGCAAGATTGTGACGTTGCCACCGGAGATTGAGACGCCAATCGCGGTGAACATGAACAAGAACCCGGCTCTAGGCCGTGACGAGTTATTTCAGTTCCATTTGAACGGCCCCGGTCAATGCGGTCAAGCCATCCGATATGAATACACCGACCTCGGCGACGCTTGCACTTATCGCGAGCTTGCGTGTCCTTTTCAGTTGCACGCTTACTGCGTTGAATCCGCGGACGTGGGGAAATCCCTTCGAGTGTTCGGCTACGACCAAGGCCAAAACTGGGTCCGGACGGAAATCTCCGCGGGCGTGTTCGTTGACGGCTATCTAGTTCCAGTCACACTCCAAATCGGGGTGAATGACGCGGACGCACCCTTTTTCACGCGCATCACGAAAATTACCAAGGACCTCACCGAGGGCCCGATTAAGCTCGTGACGGTGGACGAGGACGAGGAAGTTCTCCTCGGCGTCTATCAACCTTACGAAACCATCCCGCGCTATCGCCGGATTCAACTCTCGCATTGCGTGAGTCAGGTTCGTATCAAATTTCGTCGGCGCACGGTGGTCCCGCGCAGCCGCTACGATTTGCTCCCGTTACACAGCAACCAAGCGGTGATTATGATGCTCCGCGCGATGAAGGCTTACGACACGCCGGGCGGATTCGCCGAGGGTGAAGCGTTCGAGGCGACCGCGGTTCGCTGGCTCAGTGAGGAACAGATTACTCGCAACCCGGTGGTCGCGCACCCGATACAAGTGACGGACGCGGCATCAATCTCGGATTGCGACCAACTAAACTAACATGGCAGTCCCGATTGTTCAAGATGGAGACACCCGCTTTGCGAAGGGGATGGACTCGGTATCCGACCCCTTCACCTTGGGGCCGGAGTCGTATGTTTATTCCCTGAACATGCTCAACCGCGGCGGCGCCATGAAGTCCCGGCCCGGTCATCGGGTTGTCCTGACGCTGCCTGACGGCATCCCGCAAGGGCTCAAGGTTTTTCATCCGCGCAAGGGAAACCCGGTGATACTCCCCATCATCGCTGGAAAAGTTTACGCCACGAAGAAGCCGTTCACCGATTACGCCCAAGTTGCCGGCGCCGAACTCTACGCCAAGTCGGAGCAAGTCTGGCACGCGATGACGACGCAGTCCGTCGAACGCAACCCGGACGACTCGCTCAAGTTAATCACGCCCCGCAAGCTCCTGTTCTTGCAGGACGGCGTCAGCCCGCCGCTCTACTACGATGGTCACGTCCTTACCGCCGTAACAGGCGCCAACAAGACTCCGCAAGGAACCGTAATGGCCTTCGCGGGGTCCCGGTTATGGGTTGCCAATGGTGAACGCCTTTACGCTGGCGACATCGGCGACCCAACGACGTTCCTCGAACAGACGGTGAACCAACTCGGGGGCATCAGCTATTACATCCTTCCGGATTCAATCACGGCGATGGCCCCGCTCCCGGGCGCGGTTTCGCAGACGAAGAATCCGCTCGTGTGCTACACGCGAACCTCGACGTCCCTGTTCCGCTCGAACATCCTGAACCGAAACTTGTGGCCGACCATCGAAGATTTTCAGTCGGACATTTTTCCGAACATCGGTTGCGTCTCTGACCGCAGCGTCGTAAATCACTCGGGCATGTTGTGGTGGTTCTCGGACTTCGGCACTGTCCGGCTCGACTCCGCGCACAACTCGAACGTATCGGGCCGCATGGATTATGTTGACCGGGAGATGACCCGCTCCTCGTCCAATCTGAATGAAGATTTGTCCAAGGTTGCGAGCGCACACTATGAAAATTTCCTCCTCACCAGTGTCCCGCACGCGAACCTGAAAAACGAACATACTTGGGTCTATGACTCGAACACGAACGACCGGTTGAACGAGGAGTTCCCGTCGGCTTGGGCGAGCATCTGGACCGGCATCAATCCGGTCGAGTATGCGTCGGTCAAAGTCAATGGCCGGACCCGGTTATTCTGTCTGAGCGCAGACGACGACGGCAAGAACCGTCTCTATGAATTGTTCACCGACGACCGGCGCGACAACGGGTGCGATTTCCCTTGGGCGATGGAGTCCCGCGCATACACTGGCGGCAATGCGTCTCCGAAGGAACTCCGCTTCCTTGAATACGCGTTATCGGAACTGGCGGGCGAGGTTCATCTCAAGTTCTCTTGGGCGGGGGCCAGCCGGGGCCGATGGAAGTCGTTCAGCAAACCAATTTTTCACGCCGTCGAAGGTAATGTGGTAGCAACGCAGGAATACGGCGCCGAAGATGGTGCCGCCTCGGGCTCGGGCTCCGGCTCTAGCTCGGCCTCCGGTTCGGGCAACACGTTGTTCGCGTTCAAGACGCAATCCCGCCTCGCGCGGACGCAGGACGTTCGCGACATGGATGAGGACGACCTCACCGCGTCGGGCGTGGAGGGTCAGGTTTATCAGGTGGAGGCCGAGAAGGAAGCCATTGATTCGGCGTTCCAATTTCGAGTGGACGGTTCAGGTCCTTGCGCGATTCGCATGTTGCGGATGTTTGCCGACATGGTCTCGGACCCCGACACCGGGATGCAGGAAAATCCCGAGGTCGCCGACCACTTCGTTCGGTTCGATGGAGCCGCCTCGAAGGATGAGGCCGATTTGGATGAAGCGCCCGAGACTTGGACCGCGACGAAAACTGTCCGGGCTCAAATCGGGAACTACGGCGCAAACGGAGTCGGCACGGTCATCAGCAGCATTTCGCAACTCGACGCGGACAAGCGCGCGACGCAGGTTGCCTCGGCCAAAGCTGAAGCGAACGTCGCCGCGGTGGTCCCGGATTACGTCGGCGGCAGTCTGGTCTAAACATGAACATCGCACCACAAGTTTTTCAGGTCCGCGAAGCTTACGAGCCCCGGTATTCGTGCCCGACGCTTGACGTCGAGTTCGTGCCGGCGCAACCTTCGTTGTCGTGGGCCTTCGTCGGTCAGGTTCGTTGGGGGGCCGTTGACACGGCGACAAGCTACCGGTTGCAGAGGAAATCGGGACCCTCCGGAATCTGGACTGATTTGGTGTCCATCGAAGCCAGTGGCGAGGATTACGAAACGGTTGACGATGTCAGCATCACCGAGCTTGCGTTCTACCGCGTCATCGCGACGAACTCGGTCGGCGATAGTTTGCCGTCGCACCCGATGTTCACCGCCGCGGCTCCGGAAGGCGACGTTGCGGCTGACCCGCCGGTCATCATTCCGGACTCGGAAGTCAGTTGGAACATCACCGCGGACGGATTTACCGCGCGGTGGGTGCCGGCCTCCGGGGTCATCAACTACTTTATTGACTTGGGTCCGGACAACGAGGCGTTCTACGCTGAGTTCAATGACTTGGACATCGGGCTTGTCCATGAATATACCTTTAGTGGTCTGGCGGCGCCTGCGTCGTTCTGGACCTTCAGGATTCGGGCGAACAAACCTTTCGCGCCGAGTGATAGCGTTACGGTGTTAGTGACTCCGGGAGCATAAATTTATGATTAACATGGACGTATCGGCGGCACCGCTGCCCAGCAATTTCCGCGGCACCCCGCAGCAACTTATCAACGCGTTCTTGGACCGTCTGAGCATCACGTCTGACGCCGTCACCGTGACCATCAGCGACACGGAACCGACCGACAATAGTCCTTGGTTCCGCGGGACCCAGCTTTGGGTTTGGGACACCGACACTTCAGAATATGTTCCGCTGGACCTTTCCGCCTCGACCGAGGACGAAATTTTCATCGGTGCCTCCGAGCCTGACCCCGAGGAGTATTCCCTCTGGCTCAAGACGCTTGGCGACGCGATTGTCGGCCTCTACACCTACATGGGGACGGACACGGGATGGGTGACGCAGGTTGTGACGGCGGTCATCGAAGATGAATCCATCACGACTGCGAAAATTGGACCGAGCGCGGTCACGACTGCGAAAATTGCGAACCTCGCTGTCACCGCGGCGAAGCTCGCCTCGGGTATCCCGCTGACCAAGCTCGAACTTGGCGCGGCTCGCGCGAAGTTGCGGATGAACGCGGGCGGTAGCGCTCCGATTTGGGAAAGCGAAACGGTCGTAGCCGAACGGGCCGTTACACTCAACTCGGTTGACGAGTTTGAACACGGGTTCGACGGCTCCCCGCGCATCGTTGAAGCGGTTCTCATTTGCGACGACGCCGCGGGAGATGATGGGTTCGAGGAGAATGACGAAATTCCGTTCACTAGCTTTTACTCCGACGGCGGGGCCCCGCACACGATTTACAAAAACGCGACCTACATCGGCATCGTTTTTGGAGTCGAGCTTCATGCTCACCGGAAGGACACCGGGAACCCGACGACGCTGACGGCGTCCAAATGGAAGGTTCGCCTGATTCTGGAACCGGGTGGCGTTGAAATCAGTGCTTGACAGAGTAGTCAAAACTAGGCACTTTAATATGATGACCGTGGTTGAAGCAGCCCCCGCCGGAATCGTCATTGGTTCCGAGGCCCTTAACCGGGCCGCGGCGGCGCTCGACCGGGTTCAGGGGATGAAAGATGCGGATAT